TTTTGAAGCGTCAGGGCCATGGACGCCTCGCTGCACTAACAATTGAGAGGACGTGCGCCCTCACAGAAAGTTACTTTTGGGCGCTGGAAGCCGGTCGTCTCGCCGCCGAGTTCGCCGACTTTGACCTGGCCGCGCTCGCATTCGACCGAGCCGAGCGGCTCGCCGCAGAGTCGCCTGTCGCTCTTGACCGCTACACAAAGCACCTGGCACCACCTCGGATCCCCGGCTGGGTTCCGCAGCTGCTACCTGGACCGGCGCGTAGGGCAGCCAAGGAACTTGCGCGCCGGGCACGTTCCGACGGCTCGGACGTTCGACGAGCCGCTCAGGTTTTCGATTACCAGAGCTTTCTGCGTCCCTGGTGGGACCATTGGTCGGTGCTCGTGGCCTGCGCTTGGCGCCTGCGGCGGCTCCGGGCGACCGTCCAGCGTGCTATCAGATCTTAATGATGTAGTTGATAATAAGCGTCGGCTGGACAGTGTTGTGCGCGCTCCCGCCTCCGGTATTCTGCGTCGAGATGCCGGTCGCCGCCGCCCCGATCGATATTCCGGTGCTGGCCACCGAGGTGCTCACCACATAGGACACGTCCGTCGGAGCCGCGTTGCCGGGGCTAACGCCTCCGTGTCCTAGGTGGTTATCGTTGTCGCCGATGAGGAAGTCGAGCCCACTAGAATTGTTCGGACCGTGGGCATGTGTTGGATCATTGACGCCATGGGAGTGCGTGGGATCATTGATACCGTGGTTGTGCGCCGGCATCTCGCCGCCGGCAAGCGTGTGTGCGGCCTCGCCGCCCGTCGCGCCCGGTGCGGCATTCGTGAATTGTCCGCTCGCATTCAACCGGCCGGTTGCGCTGTCATCGCCAGCGATAACGCGGCCCCGCGTGTCTGGCACATTGAAGGTGGTGGACCCGTCACCAGCCCCGTACGTCGTTCCGATCGCACCGAACAGCGTCGCGTATGTTGTCCGGCTCACGGCTGACCCGTCGCAATTGAGCCACCCCGTAGGGGGCACACCCGTGCCGCCGAAAGGCAGCATGATGCCGCTGGGGAGTTGAACGGAAACGCCGCTCACCTGCACATCGTTCGTCGCGTTCACCGTTCCGTTGACAGCAAGCGAACCGCCCACCGCGTTCCCGTCCGGAACGATGTTCGTCCCGTCGCTGTAGAGCGCCATCGTCTGGCCCTGCGGCACCGCCACCGAGGCCCCAAGGATGCCGCCGCTGTTATTGTTGACGCCGAGCGTCACCGAGAAAGCGCCGGCCGTCGAGTTCTGAATATCGAAATCGAAATTGCGCCCCTGCGGGAGCAGGACCGTCGTGTTTGACGTGAGCGCGCCGGTGAAGACGATGCGCCGGTTCGGGAGCTGCTGCGTCGATGAGCCCTGTGTGAAGGCCAGCGTCACCGTCGGATAGCCCGTCTGCGCCGGCAGGTTGATCGAGATCATGCCGGCCACGGCGTTGTCGACGATCGCCTTGTTCGTGCTTTCGACCGGGCCCCACGCGTTCACGAGATCGCCCGTACCGATCTGGGTCAGCCCGAGATTCGGCGTATAGCTCTCAGCCATCCGGATCAGCTCCTCGGCGGCGTCGCCAGCGGCGCCGGCGAGTAGGGCTGCCAGGCCACGCTCTGCGCTTTGCGCCGCGCCTCTTCGATGGTTGCGCTCTTCTTCAGCTCCTGGAAGGCGGCTTCCCAGGAGACCGCCATTTGCGGGTTGTCACTCTGCGCTCCGAAATCGCGCTGATACCCCGCCATGAAGACATTGACGCCGGCGAGGAAGAGGTCGGGGAGGTTCGTCCCGAGCCAGGTTGTAGGGTTGCTGCTCGTCATCGGTGCCGGCCTGATGATGCCGATGAACTCTGCCACATAGGCCGCGTCGGGCGCGGGGCCGACCCGCACATCGACATCGTCGAGAAGCGCGTAGTATTTCGGGATCGACGGCAAAGCCAGCGTCGCCGCCGCCGCGGGGCAGACCGCATTGAGAAAGGCGAGCGAGACCCGCTGCACCGGATTCCGCGTACCGGTATCCGCTTGCGCTCCCGTCGGCGTCACCACGTTGAGCTCGTGCAGGATGAGGATGCCACCCGGGATCGCGATGTTCCGGCTGTTCGTGGTCAGCGCCGCCGTCTGGCTCGTCTGCGTCGTGATGAGATCGAGCTCGCGATAGATGCGCTGCTCCGCCTGCTCGACCGCGCGCGGAAAAATGTTGTTGAAGTTCGTGTCGGAGGAAGGCGTCGATGACGACGCCGTCACGATCGGAATCTCGAAAATCGCACCCACGGCGGTGACGAGATCGGACCACTGCATGCTCATGCGGCACCATGCTGTCTAGCCCGTGACGACGCCTGGGACTTCGCGTGGCTCAATCTGCGAACTGGACCGGCCGCGGGTTTGGCAGCCCGGTCGCCGGCGCCGGCAGGCTCTGCCCGCTGACGAGTTGCTGTACGGCGAGGTTGGGCGGCGGCACGCCTTCGGCGGCGGCGTAGTTGTCCGGTCGCGGATTGCGGATCGGAACCGGATCGGCCGCCAGGATCACCGGCCGTGCGAATTCGTGCGGCTTGTCGAGACAGCGCTTGCAGACAAGAATCCGCGTGTTGACCAGGCTGTTGCCGCGATACTGATACTGCCAGCGGAGTTCAGTGTGGTTGTACAGCATCCGGCAGCGGTCGCAGACGGCAAAGGCTTGCGGATTTGTCGGATCGACCTGGGCTCGACCGCGGGGGCGCATCGCTGCACTCCTCGAATAGAGGTTGGCTGGTAACGGCTGATCGCGGTCAGCTCCCTCATCGGAAGTAGCTGGAGAAATCCGGCACGAAATAGGCCGATACCCGCTCGCGATCCTCCTGCGCCGCTTCCTCCCACGCTTCCATCGCGGCGAGCTTCAAATCCGCGATAGTGATGCCGCTCTCGGGTCGCGGCGGAAACTTGCGGGCGAGATGCAGCGCGAGCTCGGCGCAGAGCGCCTCCGCAAATCGGTAGGGGATATCCGGATTCTCGCCGAGGAGCGCATTCGCATCCTGGAGTTGCCGCACGCTGTAAAGCCTCAGCTCATAAGGGCCATTGCTGTCCGGCACCTGCCAGAGCGTGATCGTCGGCTGCGCCGCCTGGCGGTCGAAGACATAGACCGTGGGAGGCGCCTGCTGCAGCTTGTCCGGCGTCGCCGCATAGTCGCTGCGCGACATCGGCGTCAGGATTCGGTCGACGGGGTCGACCTCCTCCGTCTGGCCGGCGAGCTGAGCGAGGCCGCCATTCTCGGAGGCGACCGCGGAACTTCCCGCCGCTGCCGGTGCGATGATGGTGAAATGATCGGCATCTGGGACGGTCGCGACCGTATACGGCCCGGACAGCGTGATCCCACCGAGCATTGTTGGCACCTGAACGGCAAAGCTGCCCCCCGCAACGAGGCCGTGATCGGCAAGCGCCACGACGACGGCGGCCGATCCCAGCGTCGTTGCGAAGCTCGGCACCGCACCTCCTGAAGCCGTGCTCATGGCATCGCCCGCGGCATTGATGGTGAACTGGCTCGAGGAAAGCACCGAGGCGACCTGGTAGAAGCCCTGTAATATCAGCCCGCCGAGTGCCACCGGCACGACGATATTGACGTATTCGCCGAGCCTTAGTCCGTGATTGGCCTCGGTTATGGTCACGCTGGGCGAGCCGCCTGTTGTTGCAAAGGCAGGCGTGAGGTTGACCGGCGGCCCCATTGCGAAGACGCGGAGATAGGCGTCCAGCACCATGACAGTGCTGGGATCGAGATCGTAGGTCGCCACCCCTTGCGCGAGCGCGATCGTCACCGGTGCCTGCGTCGCGTCCACCTTCCAGAGATTCGTGCCGCGATTGGCCCAGCGCGCCTGGACCAGGTTCATCGACCGCCGCGCGCTGATGACGTGGTCCGGCGTGATCTCGGACGCACGGATTTGCAGGCGCTCAAAGGCCTCAAGGAGAACATCCGAGCCGGCGAGCGCAAAGGCGGTCGTTCCGCTGGTCGTCATGGCGCGCTCGCTGACATCAAAGGGCGGCGGCCGGCACCGCCGGGGAGGGCGCGGATCGGTGCCGGTCGCCTACCAAGCGCGGCCGACAAGGCCGCGCCCGGCTTAGCGTCGTCGGGATTTGTCGGCGCGGATGCCGGGCTTCTTGCCGTCCGCCCGGCCGCTGCGTTTCTTCGCCAGCTTTGCCCGCGCGCGTGTTCTGATGCGGTCGGCCTCGGCGGCGGAGATGTTGCCGGCATGCTGCGAGCGTGTCGCCCCGCTGATGGCAAGGCGCGCATGCTTCTTGTCTTGGATCGGGAAGCTGCGTCCGGGTCCGGCGAAAGCTCTGGCCGCCAGCCGCTTGCGCGCCGCGCTGGTGAGCGGCGCCATCAATCGCCGTAGCGGCTCGCCTCGGCGCCGCTCTCATCCATGCCATCGCGGACCTTGACCTGCGAGGCGGCGGTAAGCGGCGAATGCCCGCCTCGCGCGCGGCGCGGCTTGTCGGCGCGCTGATGGCCGCGCCTGCCCTCCACTTTGCCGCCGCGCTTGCGCTTCGCCACTCTCTTATGACCGCCGCGCTTGAACGAATCCTCTGAGTTCTCCCCTTCCTTCTTCGCCGGCGAGCGCTCGGCATTGTAGAAGTCTTGCTCGACTTTGCCGCCCTTGGCGCGCGGCTTCTTCTCTTCCTTATGGCGATGCCTGCTCATCGTTCGGGTACTCCTTGACGGTGGT